TACGAACTCCGCTACCCGAAGGCAGCAGAAAGTACGGTGCGGGAAACCGTGCCCTCCTCTAGCTATTAACTAGTAGAAGGGGGACTTGGTATCTCCCACCCGGGCTGGTCGCCCGGGGTCCACCCTAACTAGTAAGGTGGGCTCCACCTCAGCTTGATGTCGACGCGCTGAGGGCGTCCAGAACGCTCCAAATGCTTGCCTTCACTTTGCGGTTGGCTCCACAAAGTGGCGTCATGGGTGACCCCAAAAGGGCCACCTACTGACGCACCAGGATCCAGCCAAGGTAGCGAGCGTCTCCACTCGCCATCCTCGGACAGATTGCCCGGCTTAAGCAGACACTTGAGTAGGGCACCAGTCCCCTCCAGTAAATCACTGGGAGGTTTGGCCGTCACTACAAACCCCCTGACTAAGGGAGTTTGACGGCTTGGGTGAACACGAGTGTAGCGGTACCCAAAGGTATCGCCCACAAATGACACCCTGCCAGATATCGCGGAATCCGGATGGACCGTTGGGAAGAATTTAATCAACCCTTCGATTCGTTCATCCAGATCTCTAACGGTCTGCCAGTAACCACTCAAATAGAGTTGGTTCCGGAAGGATACGAGAGATTGGACCGCGATAGCGTCCTGGCGTTGCGTAGGGAGGAAATGACGAACACGTACGATACTAACGTCGTGCCCATCGTAATACTCCTTACCGCAAGACTCTCTGAACTTTCCAGTCCAGAAAGACTTGCTCAGGTTTACTCGAGAGCCGAAAGCCTCGAGTACCCGAACAACGCTAAGCACATGGTCTACAGGGACAATCAGATCATCCCCGTAAACGCGCACTGAGCCTACGAAACGTTTTACGTCTCGCAGTGTCAGTGTCTCGTTAAGCGATCTCTGAATCCCAACGAAGATCAGTGTAAGAAATACCACTGCTTCTATCGGGAAGCAGAGTGCTGAACCCATCGACGCGTATTTGGCAAGTCTAATCACCTTACCATCTACGAGAGCCCGACGGGACCTGGTTGCATCGAGAGCCCAAGCTACATAGGGCCAGCGAGATACCAGATTCCGAACGAGCTCATTCGAGACACGATCGGAAGCCTCACTCAAATCGAGTGTGGCGGTTCGGTTGTCAAACGAACCTTGTCTCGCCATCTCCTGGTTAGGAGGTTGCGAGTCAAATCCGATCAACTTCGACAGGAGTCTATCTCTGTCGAAGACACGCATAAAGCCATGAGCTACCGCCTGTTGTGCGTACTGCATACAGGTCGGTTCCATAGCAATAACGCGTGGTGTCTTGAGCGTCTTAGGAACAAGAACAATCTTCACAGGTTGCTCTTCTCCAGGTTCGAGGACGTTCACCTCATCCAAAACGTGCGTAAAACGCCAATTAGGAATGAGGTAGCTTCGAGAAGGAAAAACCTTCTCTAGCCGCCTGGTCCAGGTCCGCTGGTTCCACTTCTGGTTTCCCAGAATGTGGTCAGCAGTTGACCCCGGACCATGTTTCGGTATCAGCCGATCAAACAGAACATCTCTGTTAAGTTGACCGAACAACTGGCCGAAAAGCAGCTCAGACATATCACGGAACTCCTGAAGATCACTCTCCAGAAGCGCCGCGTCTGAGCGACGAACGTCCTGCTCACACTCGAAGTACCCCCGCAATGCTGCAAGTTGCCGCTCTTTCGAGCATTCAACTTGCATCTTTCCGAACATCAGCGTTAGCTGACGAACAGATCGAATAGCATCAATGCAAGGGTTATCGAGTAACGAGCCACTGCTCCGGTCGAACACACGGTTGAGATAACCCTGTAGAAATACAGGGAGCTCTCCTCCGCGTTCCTTTCGGAACGCTGAGTGGATGCCGACCTGACCTTGGTCAAGCCATTTTTCGATGGCTTTTCCGTAATCAGGTAGGGTTATCGTAAGAAACGACAACCCCTCATGTTCGACACGAACCGCGACGGTATTAATGTCGCGGATAGCGCTCGTGCAACATCTGTCAGCACATTCCTGTGCTAACAGGGACCAGAGTGACATCAGGCTTTTCACCTGCCCCCGATTATTAGTCGAGGTACACCACCTCTATAGAAGGCTCAGGATCCATAGCCTAAGTCACTAGAAATCAGCTGTGGAGAACCCTCTTGCGAAGGTCCTCCGGTAGCCTATTCAACAACTCCGCTACGTGAATGTAGTCGGCGTCCGACGAGCTTTCGCCCGCACGGCGCCTCTGCTCCGCCACGGTAGTGTCGAGAATCCGGAGCGGTTGCTCCGGGTCGATACCCTCGTGGACGTTGCAGACAAGCACGTAGCGCATTTTCGAGCGGCCAGTCCGCATCTCGTAGGCGTTAGCCAAACGACATGCGTACATGGCATCCCGAAGATGGGGGGGGACGTACTCTCGTACGACCCTTCCCCCCGGGATTGATGGTTTCATTACTGGAACTACCTTTCTCGGGGGATTACCCCGATCGTTGTTAAAGGAGCTGCCATAACAGCTGATCACCATGGAGCAGCATCAACTAAGATGCGAACATGCCTTACGGTGAGAAAGTTACGTACCTATTCCGAGCAACAAATGCTCGAACCAGGACGTATTAACAATCTCCCTGACGGACAGGTGAACGAAGTCGAAGACGACGACCACGAGAAGAACGGTTTTGTAACCGACCTTCAAGCGGACGTCGATCTCCGCTCCATCGCCTGCCCCAGGATGTTCATGACGGCGAACCAGAAAACCCAAACGCTTCCCTTCCGGGAAACGTCCGGTGTCGACTGAGTCGTCATCATCGCCACTACGACTCGCCACCAAGAATTTTGGTGACGACCGCGTTCGAAGTCGCGCTGAGCTGGGTGTTAAAGCCAGTCCAGATCGCGAGAGCGTCCGCCGCGGTATAGCCGGCAGGCGGAAGGTCGAAGACGGTGTAAACCGCCATACCGACCTTCACGTTTTCTGCCGGCTTGTACACGTCGGCGCTCAACTTCGCATGGTCGATCCGGATGAGCCGACGAATTCGCTTACCATAGGTATGCGAAGCCGTCAGTTTCACCAGGCCGTCACTAGACAGGTATTCCGACTCCGTCTCATCCACGCTTACGCGTGGGAGGGGAATCGGCGTACCCGAAATAGTGACAGTTTGTGGATCGGCTAGTGCCATAGGCATCACTCCTAGGGCTCCGGTCTGGAACCCCTATTGGCGTTGTAACGCAGAGGACAACACGTCCACTGCTAGCTTCGGGTAATTCCCAAAGCAGCAGCGATGGAGAGTTGGAAGGGCGATAAAGCCTCCCATTTCACTCCGAAACCGAAGGGGTTTGCTTTCACACGTAGCTTAGACTCCGAAACGAGACTAAAGCTACCAGAAACTGGCGGAGGATCTTTCCATTTCGTCGTACTGACGAATTGGTTATGCTCCACCAGGCTCCAGGTATCTTTTATCATGGTATGTTCCATGAGATACCCGTAGCGCATAACCAGATTGCCAGACTGGAATCGCTCAGCGTTGGCTAAAACATCTCCAACGTTCGCGAACCAGTCGACAGCCCAGCTCCACGGGGCTAAATTCCACAGGGTTTGTGGCGTCAGTGAAAGGTCGAAAAGTTTATCGACCCTCGACACTAAGTTATCAACCGCAACTCGACTATCGTAATCGAGCGGCAGGTAATAACGAAAAGTGCCTGAGAACCACTGACGGCGCGAAGTTTCCCTCACGCGAAGTAGCCTCCGACTGCCGGTCAGACCCGTCCCACTCAAGGGACGGAGATAAAACGAAGACGGGAACGTGTAAATAGCTCCCGTATTCGAAAATATCTGGCTGTCTGTCGACACACTCGATGGAAAGTAATACCGCCGACGGACCTCCCTATTAGCGTCACGTTCATACTGGGCAATTACTTGCCGAGCATTACGTAACGAACCCGCGAAATTTCTAATTTCGCGAACTAGGGGGGCCCATCCAAACTGAACGTTCAAGTAATCGTCACCCCCCTTACGGAGGGCGTCGGTCTTGTACTTCCAAAGGTCAGCTGTTGCTCGGGGAATACCCTCGCGAATCAGCTCACCAAGGAAAACGCTCAGATTGTTGACGGGATTACCAGGCGCACAACGTGTTATAGCGGCCGCACCGAGCATATTAAGCTCGTTAGCTGTACTAGGTACAGCACTCGGCCACACACGCGTGCTAGGGTTAACCGGATAGGATGGAAACCAGTAACTACTTCTGTGTTTCCACCCCGGGTTAACAACGGTCTCAACAGCTTCTGTGAAAGAAAAGATCGAGGGATTTCCCTCGAAACTCTTCCTCACGGAACTGAAGGCACCACCTACATCCGAACCACGGGGAGATTTACGTCCCCAATTCGAATGGCTTTCGGAGTCAGTCACCTGACTCCCTTTTATCACGCCCAATCCGGTACGAGTAGTGACCCAGGGTTCGATGCCATCTCTAAGAGATGGCTCCGTATCCGGGACATTACGCTGTACCTTTTGGAGCTCACCTAGTTCGTAGATGAGCTCACGACTCTTACGAGTCACGGCACGGTAAAAGCATCGAAGCTCCTAACGGTCCCTTGCGGGTGATTCCCGCAAATTACCACCAACAATCGGAACTTTCGTTCCGACCATAGGTGACAGATATGTTGCACTGCGCTGGTAGGCCCCCTCGCGGGGGC